CAGTCTTTACCAGTGACATTGGTTCACTAACAAGGCTGGCGACTTCGGCGCCGTTTCAGAAGTACCTCATCGAGGAAATCTTCCAAAAATCCGCCTTTGTTCAGTCAGGCATCCTCGCTCCAGAGGCGCGTCTGAGCAACACCATTGGAACCCGTATTGAGGTTCCTTTCTTCGACCCTCTTGATTACACCGAAGAGTCGGTTGAGTCCTCCAACAGCTGGGGAACCAACGGCGCTGGCTTCTATACAACCCAGAAGACCACCGCTTCAACTCAGTACGCAACCATCACGAACCGTGGTGCTGCGTTCGCTATGGATGACCTTTCTGAGGTTCAAACCGGCGAGGATGCACTGAATGCAATCCGCAGCCAGCTGTCCACGGACATGGCGCGGAAGATGGAGCAGAAACTGCTCTTTATGCTTCAGGGCATTGTTGGACCTTCTGGCCCTCTCGCCGCTACCAACAGCCTTGACGTGTCTGGCACTGATGCCGGCGCATTGACTGAGGCAAACTACCTGACTGCACAGAATGTTGTTGCAGCCAAGTATCTGCTTTCTGAACGTGCGAATGATCTGAACGCGATCGCAATGCACCCCTTGTGTGCTGCGTATCTGGAGCAGATCGGCATGCTGACCTTCTCTACCGACTCCCTGGTTTCCGGCGGAAACATCCAGTGGGGTGGCGGTGGCGTTGGTGTTACCAACACCCAGATCGGTTACTTCGCTGGTCTTCGCGTTGTTGTTGACTCCCAGATGCCTATCCGTGGCACCGCTGGTCAGGCACAGCAGTTCGTTTCCTATCTGTTCAACGATGGAGCGATCAAGACTGGCCAACAGTTCGCGATGCAAATCGAGACTGAGCGCAACATCCTGAGCCTTCAGGACATCATGGCCGTCACTTACAACAACGTGATGCACCTGCCTGGCGTTTCCTGGGCTGGTTCATTTGACGGTCCTACTAACGCACAGCTTGCAGAGCCCACAAACTGGAGCCTGGCTTACTCAGTACCTCAGCTTTGTGGCCTGGTCGAACTGGTGACCAACAGCCCCTTTGGCGGTACTGTTTGATTGTCTGCTTCTTCGGGTGAACAGACGACAGTGGAAAGTGGTGAGGGGCTTCGGCCCCTCTTTTTTTGTTGTCAATTCGGAGCGGCAATAGACTGGCTCAGCCGGTCTTTTCTGATGATTGGTCTTGTGCGTATGGACTTCTACAAAAACGGAATCCTTAACGTCGTTCATCTGCCAAAAGATGAAGCGACTAAAGAGCACAGGCGCCGCGTCAAGGATGGCTGGGTTTTAGCTTTCAGCGTGCTCACATGACCTTTGATGCAACCCTCGGCAGTTGGCGTGCCACGTCTTACATCACCGTTGATACTGCCGATGCAATCTGGGCGAACACGCTGAACGATGCGGCTTGGTCTGCATTAACCCAAACGGAAAAAGAGCAGTCTTTGATGGCATCGACGAATGCTCTGGAGGCGTTGAAGTTTTCAGGAGAGCGATGCTCTCCGGCTAAAGATGATTCAAGCAAGCCGCAGGCGTTGCAGTGGCCTCGGAGTGGTTTCGTCTGTAAGGGCATTACGGCGACGTGTGCAGCCATTCCAAAGCAGGTAGAGCAGGCTTGCGCCTATCTGGCACTGAATCTGTTTAACGATCCAAACGCGATCATCCCTGGTGTCCCGACACCTACGCCTCAGCGTGGTGCGGTGAAGATGCAAAAGCTGGGTGATCTTCAACAGGAGTTCTTTGCACCGTCAGACGTTGGCACCAAGATCGGCGTCAGTGCTCCGATCGTGCTGCAGAAATTCCCTTGGCTGGTTGATGTCCTGGCCTGCTGGCTGGACGGCAACTATGGCCAGTCCGGAATCATCAATCGCGTGAGGTCCTGATGCCGTTCAAATCCGAGAAGCAGAAGGCTTATCTCTTTGCCAATGAGCCAGAGATTGCAAAGCGGTGGGCAGCAAAATATGGAAGCAAACCCAAACCGAAGACCAAGGTCAAACCAACCGGACGCAAAAAGAAGCGATGAGCATCCCTGATCCCAATCCGTATCCGGCCCAGACAGAGCGGGAATACATGATCTGCATGAACTCCATCTTTTGGGATGGAGACATCAGCGGATTGGCCAAGAAATGGCAAATCAGCGTGCCTGAGCTGCAACGAATCTTGCGGGGTCCGTATGGTCCGGGTTCATACAATGGGTCATAAGCGGAGGCCAGACCCATCGACATTGTCTCGACTTTTCTGCCGGTCGCTGAAGACCTAATTGATAATGTTTTTCCGACCAACATTTTGTATGAGCGGCATCTGCCGCCTGCATACGATCCAGCGACAGGTGATGTCACTGAAGACGTTCAACAATTCAGCATCAAGGCTGGCGTTTTAAGTCGCGGCCGGATTGAAACTGGTGGAGTAGGTGAGACCTACGAGTTAAGGCTATGGATCCATCACGGCACTAGCGGGATGCCTGATCTGCCTACAACGTCCGATCGAGTGATTTATGACAGCACGAACTGGAAGGTCACCAATGTCGACCCGACTTATAGCAGCGAGGGTCTGATAGCCAGTCGGATTACTGCGAGGAATCAGTAATGGCAAAGAAAGGATTCCGTGGCCCTGAGCTGGTGAAAGAAATTGATGAGGCGTTAGACAAAGGTCTTGCGTTGTTTCTTACTAGAACTCAATCAAAGCTGGCTGCTAGCTCTCCTGTTGACACGGGCCGACTTGCGTCTAGTTGGATGATTGGGAGAGGGGTCCCTAACAGGGACGCGCCACCTAAGCGAGAGACACCTGGACCCGTCACGATCGATAAATACGGCGGTCAGATCACGATGGATTCGGATTGGTTCATTTCCAACAACCTCCCGTATGCACAGCGGGCAGCGTTTGACCCCGGATATGTTGGCCGGGTTGGCGGCGGCGCTGGTGATTGGTTCACTCGCATTGAAAACAATCTTGCGAAGGATGCCGATAAAGCCTTCGACTTCTATCTGAGGAAAGTGAAATGAGCTTTGCTTCTGTGCGTTCAGTTATTGAGACAAAGGTCTCAAGCATTTATCAAGCCATGAGCCCACCTGTTGAGGTGGTGTTTGACAACGTGCAAGAGAGCCCGCCTGACCTGCCGTATGTCATCTGTTTAATCAGTTACACGACTACGACAGAGTCGGTGATCTGCCCAGATGGTGGAGCCCTTGAGCGGTTGCTGGGCAACCTTCAGCTGACCTGTTACGCGCCACGCGGTCGCGGAATGAAGCAGCTTGAAGAGTTAGGCGCAGAAGGGATGAAAGCAATGAACACCATGTTCGATAACACGGCATCAACTCAGGTGAAGTGTGGCCAGATCAATGGTCCTACACCTGTTTTAGGCGGCACTGAACCGTATGCACTTGCAACGCTTAGCTGTTCATTTTCTGCCTCTGTTGCCTGAATAGACTGAAAACGTCTTTGCCCCCGAAGACAACGCCCCCGCTGTTGTTTTTCATTGAGGACTCATGCCTGTCGCATGTAGCTCCAACGCCCTAACGGGTAGTTCTGGAGCCGTCTACTACACCCCTGCAGGAACTAAGGCATGCCTTTTGGCGGCTGATTTTGCAGTATCTGGCGAGATCACTGTTAACGGGCAAAACGATTTTCGCGTTGGTGACCCGATCAAATTCACTCCCGTTGGTGGTGCAACTCTTGACACTGGTCTTGATGCGTCCACGGCCTATGTCATCGCAACAGTTGATAACGCCGCTAACACGGTGACAGTCACTGAATCCGGTGGCACTGCCGTCACTATTGCTGGTGATGGCGCGGACAACGGTGGCCACATTGACATGGACTTCAACCCTGCACAGGGCATCTGTGAAGTCAGGGAGTGGACCGTGTCAATGAGCCGTGAATCGCTCGACGTTACGACCTTGCCTTGTGCACCTAGTGCATCAGCTGGTGGTCAAAAGTGGGCAGCCACTAAAAAGAATCAGCCAGGTTTCGCCGAAATCACTGGCACTATGGTTCTTTACATCACCGACAACGAGAAGGCGCTGGGTAATCGCTTGATGGAATCCACCTTCTTGAATAATCAAGACGGTGCGCGAGTCAAGCTTTACATGGACCTTGTTTCAGATGGTGCGACACCACCGCAACCTGACGACGTGAACTCCACGCTGATTGCTGGCCCTGTTCAGTTCACTGACTTCAACACGGGCGTAAACCCTGATGATCCGACACAGGCTGAAGTGAACTTCACCATGTTCAATCCAACCCATTGGATTGGCCAGGCACTGGTCTGAGTAATCAAATACAACTAGCCCCTGACTACGGTCGGGGGTTTTTTATTGTCTAGGCTCGTGATGCCGTCACTGCGTGTGCGGTTGGGTAATAGGGAGGGACGCCGTAACGACTCTCCCTGTTTCCTATTGCTATTGTCGAATGGTTACGGCGTACTAAACAATGAGCCAGCTTGACAAACTGCTTGAGATTGCAGCGATCGAGAACAAACTGACGAAGCGTGAGTTGTTCATTCACGGCAAGGATTTGAGCTTTTGGTCAAAGCCGACAACGATTGCTGATTTCCAAGCAGCCAAGAGAACGAGCAAAAATCCAGAAGACTTTTTGGAATACACCGCCCGGCTGTTCGTGGCTAAAGCTTTGGATGAAGCTGGCCAAAGGCAGTATCAGGTCGACGCAATTCCCGTCTTGATGCGTCAGCTGTCCATGAAAACAGCTTCAGAAATCATGGCCGCCCTTAGCCCTGATGAAGATGAGGCAGAAGAGCTAGACATGAAAAGCACTCAAGCGGGATCTAAAAAGGGAACCAAATCTGCTGGCTGAGCTTCATGTGGCCAAAGAGTTAGGGATGACTCTTGGCCAGCTCAGGCGTGAGATGACTTATCAGGAGTTGTGGGTGTGGATCACCTACTTCAACCTGATGAATGAAGAGAAGGATGAGGCGATGAAGAGGGCACAGCGGCGCCGATAGACTGAGGCATCAGTGGTGTTTTGCTGTGTCTTCAGCCCCTATTGACATTCCTGTAAAGGTCAAAGGGTTAAGTGACCTGCAAAAACTTGAGCGCAGGATGGAGGCGCTTGAAAAGGAGGTTACAAGGCTGCAAAAGAAGCTCCCGACGGCAAGCAATAATGTCAGAAAATTTGGGCGGTCAGCACAAGGGGCTGCAGCTGGTGTCGGGGTATTAGATAAAGCTCTAAAAGGTGCATTAGTTACGATCGCACCCCTGCTAACAGCAGTGGCTGGACTAACAGCGGGCTTTCGGGTTTTAGCTGCTCAAGATTTTGCTGAGGCAAAAGTCAGAACTCTTGGCGTCAATTCTGAGGAACTAAGGAAGCGGTTAATCGCCACCAGTAAAGCCTTAAAAGGGCAGGCCAGCGTCGTTGAATTAACTGCAGCGTCTTATGACGTGGCATCAGCTGGATTTGCTTCTGCTGCTGAAGCGCAGGAAATTCTGGCTGCTTCCAGCCTTGGTGCGGTGGGTGGTTTTTCAGATATCAATACCGTTGCCAATGCGACTACGTCTGTTCTCAATGCGTATGGATTATCGGCAGATCAAGCGGGCAAGCTTGTTGATGGCTTCATTCAGACGCAGAACGACGGCAAGATTGTTCTTGATGAGTACGCCAGGAACATCGGCAAACTGGCCCCAATTGCGGCGTCTCTTGGAATCCCGTTAGCAGAGGTCAACGGAGCCATCGCTGCCATTACGGCGAATGGTTTGCCGGCAGAGATCGCAATTACAGCATTGCGTTCAGGCATCGCTCGCCTCGCTGCACCGACAAAAGAGGCAAGCGACATTCTGGCCAAGTATGGCGTTGAAATTGACGCCAATACCATTGCAAATGAAGGGCTTGAGAAGAGCCTGCAAAAGCTGGCCAAGGTCACTGACAAGGCAGACCTGCAGAAGTTAATCGGGACAGAGGCTGGTCAAGCCTTGGCGCCACTGCTCAATAATTTAGAAAAGGTCAACAGGCTGATTAAGAATCAGGGAGATGCAGCAGGCGTTGCCCAGAAGGCAAACGACGAGGCGGCAAATACAATTGCAGGCGCTTGGAAGTCTGTCACTACAGCGTTTGAAAATCTGTTTTCTGAACAGTCGGAATTGTCAGAGGCGCTAATTCCACTTCTTCAGGGTTTGGCAGATGCAATCAATGCGATCAATTCACCAGCGGGTAAAGCAGCTCTCGCTTTGACAGGGATGGCGCTTGCGATTGGCGCAGTGACTAAAGCCATAGTCCTTTTGAAAGCCACCTCGTTTGGCGCTTTCCTTTCTCGTTTAATTCCAATCATCGTCGCCGGCAAAGGTGCATTGGCCGGCAAAGCGTTAGCGGCTGGCCTGGCAGCCAAAGCAGTGAAGGGTTTATCCCTTGCGATGAAAGCAGTCCCATGGGCGGTTGCGATCGCTGCCGCGTTCAAGGTGGCCGAGGCTACTTACAAAGCGTTCGCGGCTTGGTATGACTTCAATCGAATTTTGAAGGAAGCGCCATTAACAGAAGTCGAAGCAAAGATTGCATCTCTTACTAAAGAGATGGAAGCCGCGCAAGAGAAAACAGTTCACTGGACTGAGGCAATCTTTGATTTTATTCTTGGCGTCGACGGTGCATCAACAGCAGTTAGTGGTTTGTCGCAGCGTATTGCTGAATTAAATACGCGCAAGATTGAACTTCAGCTCAAATCGTTTGGTGATTTCTATGGGCCGGCAGGGCCTGCAGGACCTGAAAAAACAAAAACTGATCCGCCTTTTGTTCCAACTTTCTCAAGTGGTGGCGGTGGTGGTGGCGCAAAGCCTCGGGAAAGCCAACTTCCTGCGTTGCAAGCAGAAACACAGTTAAAGCAACGTCTTTTAGAAATTGATAAACAGCGCCTACAGGCGCAGTTTGAGGAGAATCAGATTGCCATAATGGCAGCTGAACGGGCAAAAGTCGAAGCTCAATTTGAAGCAGAAAAAGCAAAAATATTACTCGAATCAATTCCACTTTTAGAGCAACAAGAAAAAATCAAGCAGGCTGAGTTAGATCGGGAATCTGAATTATTAGAGCTCAAATATCAGGGCTTAGATTTTGAAAAGCAACGGCAAGCAACATTAGAGGGAATACTGACTCCTCTTGATGATGAGATTGAGCTGCTGCGGGCAAGGCTTAACGGGAACGAGGAAGAAATCAGGCAGAAACAAGAAATTCTGCGATTACAAAAGGCAATCAGAGAGGCAGGCGGTGATCCTGCTCAAGCAGAGAGTCGGATCAAAGAACGCGATGCGCTGAAAGAACAAGCCGACGCAGCTGAAAAATTAAAGGCTCAATATGAAAGCCTCGCCGACAGTATTGCCGGCAGCCTTACCGGCGCCTTCAAAGATGTAATTACTGGAGCCAAGACAGCGGAAGAGGCGCTCGCAACTATGTTCCAAAACATTGCTGATGCCTTTATCGACATGGCAATGAAGATGATTCAGGAATGGCTCAAGATGCAAATCCTGGGCATCGTCTCGAACGCATTCGGTGGTGGCGGGCTCTTTGGTGGCGGTGGCGGCGGCGGCGGCGGCCTGGGCGCTCCGAAATTTGGCTCTTTTGCTGAGGGTGGCTACGTCACCGGGCCAACCCAGGCTCTGATTGGTGAAGGCGGCGAGTCTGAATACGTCATCCCCGCGTCGAAGATGTCCGACGCAATGTCGAATTACTCAATGGGCCGTCGTGGCAGTTCGGTCATTGATGGATCAGGTGGAGGCGGTGCAAGTTCCGGTGGTGATAGCGGAGTGATCCGCTTCGAGAGCACCGTGATTAACGGCGTCGAGTACGTCACCAAGCAGGAGGCTGAAGCGATTGGCCAACGTGCAGCACGACAAGGCGCAGCCGATGGCGCAAAGGCTGGATATAGCAAAACGATGGGCACCCTTAGGAACAGCCGCAGTCAGCGTCAAAAACTGGGGATGAGCTGATGGCAGTTGTCGCGTTAACCAATTTCATCGAGGTCACCAATGCAGCCGGCGGTCTTGAGTTCAGGTTTCAGAATTCCAAGCCTGGTGAGGTGATTACCCATAACGGGGAAGACTTTCCCTATCTGTCATTCATTTATCAAGGCGCCGCTAAGAACCGGACGGGTGACAACTTGGAGTCAAACCTTGTGCTTTCGTCTAATGCCATTTCAACTGGCTATGCAGTGGAGGCAGTGCGCAATCGCTGGAACGTCAAAGTCGACAGCTGCAGCATGCACCCTGAGACGTTTGTAGTGGCAAAGACTTTGACAACTGAATACTGGATTGCGGCCAGTCTTTCTTATGACGTGGAGACTGTTGAAATTTTGCTGTCGAGCAGCATTGACGCGGTAGGGGTCTCAGCTCCGACAAGGGTTTTGACTGTTGAATTAGTTGGAGCTTTGCCTGTTGTTGGCAGTGTTCAAAACAGATGAAGCCTTTTGAACTGATCGGTTTGCCCTATCGCCTCGGAGCTATCCCCGAGATTCACAGAGCGGGTGACTGCTACAGCATTTCCGCTCATGTGATCAGGTACTTAAGAATTGAAGTGCCCAGGCCGACGCGGGCCTGGTATCGACGACTAAGGAATGGTGATTATCAAGTTTTCCCTGAAGTCCTCGAAGCATGGGGCACTAAAATCGACGCACCTAGACTGGGCTCAGTAGCACTGTGCTCTGCAGATAATGAACGGTACGGACTCGCTGTCTACTACGAAAACGGATGGCTGAGTTACGTCGGGTCGGTGGTCAGATGGAGCCCGTTAGACGTCCTGCCGGTCGTCGCGTGCTACTACCCGCAGAGGCGGAACTGTGTAACTCAGTTGGACTGACTGAGGCGGAATATTGGCATTTTGTCCAGTTAGCTGATGCTTATAACGCCAAGCGCGGTGAAGAATATGAGCTGATTCCCGACGTTCGAAACGACCCCGTTTCCATCATCGTCAATTTGGTTATTGGCTTGGCGCTGTCTGCAGTTGCAGCACTGCTAGCGCCAAAACCTAAAGAGCCAGAACGTCAGCAAGACGCGCCACAAATTCGGACGCCTGACGTCACAGGTCGAAGCAAGTTTGCACCTCAAACCAGCTTTGACTCAGTGCAGGACTTGGCTAGCTTGGGGATGACCATCCCCTTGGTCTTTAGCCGGAAAGGCGTCAGGGTGACCAGCTCGCTGCTTTGGTCTCAGATGTTGAGCCTTGGCAATGCGCAGCAGTTCCGAGGGATTTTGCTGTTTAGCAGTGGTGCGTTTGAGGTGCGGCCTGATTTTGCTGGCTACGCAATCGGCGGCACGACGTTAGAGAATTACACCAACGCCAAAATCGCGCTGTATTTCAAAGAAAACGGCGGTCGCTTTGTAGAAGCTGGCGCTGATCGATATCCCGAAGGAACGATCACAGACACGCTTGACACTGATCCGTTTGCGATCTTTTGGGATCGTGAGGCAGCTTTCCGCTCTTACTTCTCTGGAGCCAGAACCCCTAGCAGCCAAACCCAGTTCGGGTGTTATGCGCCCTGCCCTAATGGGATGCGGCACATGCCGCCTTATGAGGTCACCACAGTTGTTGGTGAAGGCGCAGCGCGGCAAGCGTTGCAGGCAAAGCGAGACAAGTCAGCTGACAAGTCTCCTTATCGATCAGCAGTCATTGATCGCACAGGTGATCTAGTCACTTATCGCTTAGATCAAAGTGAAGACAGCGGGGATCGTTACGAGCCCATTGGATCAGAGGACATCAAGAACAGTCAGAACACGGCGCGAGAAGGAGCAGACGTCAGCATCTCTGTTGGCTCTCAGTACATGATCGGCTCAGCGATAGCCGTTGGCTTTGACGTCCCGCCTGATCCTTGGGAGCCGGGATTCACCAAAGACATCCAATTCAAAGTCATTGAAGAGGGTGAGATTGATTACACCGATGTGTTGGCGCTAAGCCCACCGTCCGATTCGTTGACTGTGCAAAGCGTGGCGATCGGCACTGTCTCCAATAACCGAGCCTGCGTCGTTACGGAAATCGGCATCAAGTCCACGGTCTGGGGACAGATAGCGGGATTTGCAAACAGGAACGATTATCCCGGCGATGACGTCATTGCCGATATTGAAAGGGATCGAGGGTCTTACACGCTTGGCAATCTGAGCAAGTACGTCAAGAGGTTGAGCTTTTTTCAGCTATACATCCGCCCCATGGGCAGTAATGCTGCATGGGTTGATATCAACAATGGGACTCTGTTCTGCGTCAAAGGGAATACTCCTCAGTCTCAGTACAACTGGATCAGGATTAGCCACGATTATGGGCAGTTTGAATTCAGGCTTTTGCCTGTAGCTGGCAACGTTGCCAAACGATTTTATGAAGGTAAGCTCGTTCACTTGCTGCGTCCAGGTCGCGTCGAGGGTTACAACGAGAACGGAAATTCAATTACTTATCAAGGCAGTCAGCTATTGCTCGATGTCGTGGAAATGTCCAACCCTGAATGGGTATTGGGCACGCCTCCAACAATTGCATTAGAGCGCGGCGTTCAATCCGTTACGCCTACTAGCTCAGGCGTTAGACCAGAGCAGTGGACCTTTATTGAAGAGGGATGGGCGCCAAATAAATACTGCGTAAGCACGCGGCGCAGCTGGGTCTATTTCACTTGGCTGCCTTTAGGCGTCAACAATGTTGCTGTAAACGAAAGCGGTTCGTTCCCGACCAGCTCTTCCGTTGTGGTGGGGAACAACAAATTCGAGATGGGGCGTTAT